GCTAAGTTAATAAGAAGGTCTGTGTGAAAAACCCCGCCGTTTTGGCGGGGTTTTTTAATTTACGTTTATTTGTAGATTTATTGTAGTTGGACCTACAAATTCAATATAAATTTTTCTTGAACTTGTCTGAGTTTTAGTATAAATTAACCCAGATTGGTCAAATCCAGGGACTCCCATTAAATAAATTCCCGAAGTTAATGGTACTGTCTTAGCAGAATCAACATAATAATTTACATTGAATCCTTTTAATGAGGGGTGACTGAAGTCTAATTTGAATCCCGTAGTGATATTAAAATTCAATTCACTTGTTACTTGAAGAGTATCTGCACCTTCTGCATTTGTTTTTAACGCATAGACATATGATGGTGTATATGTTCCTTCAAAATCATAACTTCCAGCCAAAATTTCTTCAATAAAGACAAAAACTGATCCATCATATGGTAGAGCTTTATCTGATGTTGCTGCATTGAATCCATTGTCAGTTAATCTTGAACAATATAAACAAGGTATCCATTGAGCGCTATAAGTACGACTTTCATATTGTGCTCTTAAAAATGCTTGTAACTGATTTTGATTTTCAAAACATTCAATTTGATTACCATCTGCATCAAAAACAACATAGCACCCAAGTTGTTTTCTTGTTTTGGATAAAATTTCTGGATTTGCATTTCCACGTAAAAAATGTGTAAAAGTAATGCCGGATGTGGAAAGATTTTGATTTGTTAATGCTATGTCAGTATATACTAATTCTCTATTATCTTTTAATTTTACAACAGAATTGATTTTAATTTTTCCAGCATTTGTTGTTGAACCAGATATCTCAATATATTCTTCTTTTCCAAATTGAGAGCCAACAATACCAAAATTTACAAAAGACTTACTTTGGTTTATAGTTAAATTATTTTCAATATAATTCTGAGCAGTAGCTCCACCACTATAACCACTAGTATATTGTGGGTAGTCAATAAAATTACTAGAATTGTAAAATTTATAATTTGCTAAACTTGTAAACCCAGATTGTATTCCACCAATTATAATTTTATCATTACCAGTTAAACTTTCTAAAGAAAAAACTCCACTTACATCCACAGAATAATCATAATTGGGATCATAATAATTTGCATTATTGAGTGCAAATGTAGTTCCAACTGGCGTATTTTTAAAAACTTTTTGTAAATAAGTAAGATCGGAAATATTATAAGATGCTGTATAGTCTATAAAACAACTGGTTCCTATAACAGAAACATTTGGTTTAGAATTTACATATCCTTGTAAAAATACTGGATCAAAAGTTGAACCATAAATTTTTACGCCATAATTGATTAAATTCTTACAAGCATTAAGAGCATATAATGACATATTACGAAGCCATGTAGGTTATAATTTGTGTTCCTGTATTTGATACTGCATACAACTTATTTGTATTTTGTATATCAAGGAAAACATTTTCTCCTGGATCTAGGGCATATCCATATGAGGAACCAACTAGTCCAGATGTGTTACCAACATAGATAAAATCAGTATTTGTAGAAAGTGCTTTTATGTTTATACCAGTCAAACATGTAAAGCCACCTGAATCCATTTGTTGTACTGCAGCAGATGTTGGGGACACTCTACCAGTTTTGAATGTTGTTGGTCTACCTACTCCAAGAGCGGTAAAATCTGTACGCAATCCTACTATTTGTCCATAAATTGCGGTTATACCATTTGTTATATCATTATTGGCAATACCTACAGTGTTACCAACAGTTACTGCTACGGCAGTTGCACCAGAAATTCCGGCAACCAAAACAGTCGAAGGAATTGTGGCTGTAAATGTTGCTCCAGTTATGGCAACCTTCAGAGCATCACCACTGGTTCCAATTGACCAGCCAGTTGCACCGACCAATTTAACAAAGATTGAAGTTGCGCCAGATGGGCCATAAGTAGAAATTGAATCAACGGTTGTATATAATCTACCACCAGTAATTTCAATTTGACTTCCTGTAAAAGTTTTTACGTATACAGGTGATCCAGTAGAACCTGTTGCAATAATAGTTCCGCTTATGGGAAGAGGATAACCACCACCAGTACCCTGTACGGTAACAAGCCCGTTGAATCCTGTAATAGAAGCGGTGAGACCACCTGCAACTGTTACTGGGAATGGATTTGCAGAGGAAGTTGTAGTTGCTACCCCCGTAATACCATGTGCCAATTTAAAGATTTGGAAGTGGGCAGTTGTTCCAGAATATTGAGCTACATCTGTAGCTACAGCAGCAGTTAATCCAGCTGTTTCAATAATAATGTTTGGGTCTGTATCTGAGGCCATTTGATATCCTATAAATAGTTCTAGAATATTTAGAAGAGTAAAATGATTGCTTTTATTTGATTATAGTATATTATAGTGTGGAGAAAATATGTATATAGACGATTCAGCTAAAGAAAAATTTTCTGTTAAAGTTTTACAGAGAGTATCTAAAACAAAGTTATCTTTTATGGAATGTGTTTTGGAACTCAGTGGAGAAATGGGATTAGATCCATCTGCCGCAGGAAAACTTTTAACTAAACCTCTTATTGAAAAAATTGAACAAGAGGGTAGAAAGTTAAATATCCTAAAAAGTAAAAAAAGTCCAAGATTGCCAGTTGACTGACTCAATTGGAACGTTATAATTAAAATAGAAAGGCCGAGGTAGATCCTCGGGTAATTAATATGGCAAGTTTTTCAGATTTTAAGAAAAAGAGTAAGAATTCTGTATCCGCACTTAGTGAACGTCTTGATAAGTTGACTTCAAAGGAAAGTTACAAAGATGACAGGCTTTGGAAGCCAGGAATTGATAAGGCAGGCAATGGTTATGCCGTTATTAGATTCCTACCAGAGGTAGCTGGCGAAGATAGTCCATTTGTTTCGGTCTATAGCCACACCTTTAAGGGTAAGGGGGGTTGGTTGTTTGAAAATTGTCCAACTACCACTGGCGACAAGTGTCCTGTTTGTGCAGCAAATACCGAACTATGGAATAGTGGCATCGAAGACGACAAGAACATTGCTCGTCAGCGTAAGCGCAAGCTAACCTACTTTTCCAATATTTTGGTAATTGAAGATCCTGCTAATCCAGAAAATAAGGGAAATGTTTTTCTTTATCAGTACGGAACAAAGATCTTTCAAAAGATTCAAAGCTTAGCACATCCAGAATTTCAAGATGAAGTTGCCGTTGATCCATTCAACTTCTGGACTGGAGCAGATTTTAAGATTAAAATTCGTAATGTCGGTGGTTATGTAAACTATGACCGTAGCGAATTTTCTTCCCCGGCTCCACTCTTTGCTGGAGATGATAAGAAGTTGGAAGAACTTTGGAAGAAGCAATATCCTCTGAAGCCATTTGTTGATAAGAGCCAATTTAAGAGCTTCGATGAACTTAATGAAAGGTTCAAGAAGGCTGTTGGTGATGATATCCGTGCTCAGTTTATTGAAACTAAGAGCATTGAAGATGATATTGAAGAACCCACTATTACAGAAGCAGAGGAAAAAAATCCTCTGCAATACTTCTCCGAAATGGAGAATGATTGAAAAAAGCCCCGCAAGGGGCTTTTTTTATGACCATGTAAATTTTTGTGAAGTTCTAGTCAACTCATCACCAAAATAATGCAGATCACCATTATATGTTGGTCTTGTTTCGGTAAATCCTTTTGGATCTTTTCCCTTATCCATTAGAGCCGAAACTGATTTATATAAGTTTTGTAAAGCAGGGTTTACCGTTCCATTTATTTCACTAATTACACCTGTGAATTCTTTTTTGGTTACAAAATTAGGTTCATTTGGTTTTTCTAAAATATTTGCCGGAGTTACCGTTTTGGGTACATATGTTTCAAAAAATGGTATTTGTTGGAGTAATCTATTAGTTGTATCTGTATCAACTGTTGTTGATGTGGTTGATCTTGGTCTTTCAAACAATTTTAAATCATTACCAAAATCAAATGGTGTATTCAAAGATTGATTTAATAATTCATTTTCGGGTAGATTTGATTCTCCCAATGATGCAACAGCACGTTCCGAATTAGAAGTAAAAACGTCAGGCTCAATTAAATAATTCTGAACAACTTGTTCAACTTTTACATCGTCTGAATTCGAATTTATTAAATCTAGTTTTTCTTTTTCTTCCATTTTTATCTACTGTATTGTCTGTTTAAAGCCATTTCTTGTTGCATTCTTTTTTCTTCTGCCAAAAGATTAATATAAATTTCTCTTTCCCAGAATAACATATTTTCAATATCTTCTAAAGACCATTTGTAATTATTTACCAAAGAAAAGTTTGTTTTATAGTAATCAAATAGATCTAAGAAGTTTGAAGCAATGTAAAAAAATTTAGGGTACCAGACACCTCTCTTTCTCCATCTTTTGCTGGGAGAATTGCATATAGTTCTGGTTGATTTTTTGAAATTTTCTCAATTTCTTTTAAGAAAGAATATGGTAAATTATCAATCAATTGTTTAAATTCATCGCTGATAAAAGTATCTAAATTATACACTTCATTTTTTACAATTATTGATGTAATGTACTTTTTAAATAAAGATAATTCATCATTTAAATCACATTCCAATATTTTCATAATTTTTGGAGTTTTAATTTTTGCATATACACCCTCTTTAATTTGTATATTAACGTCAGTAAGTGTATTTTTTACTTGAATGTTATCTATATTAATTTTAAAAGATTCTTCACCAATTTTAAGATTTAGTTCTTCACCAACACTCTTAGATCTAATCTTTAAATACAAGTACTCAGCATCAGCAAGACATAGATCATCTATATCAACTCCAGAACTGTTTGTTTTTAAAATGTTTACCATTGCCATCAAGCATAGTTTTTTATTTTGTTCTTTTAAAATAATTGATATATTTTTAGAATCTTTTACTTTAAATGGTACAAATTTTACAGTTTTTTGGCTAACTGGTAATACGGTTTCGTAGGTTGGGTTCAACTCTTGAATAATATTTTTCAATTCGTTCATAATTTTAAGGGGTACTTGGGGTTGGTGTTACTTCTTGTTTGAATTCTCTAAAACCAAATGTAACAGCATATTTTAGATATTTATCGACAAATGCCATACTCATTTCAATTGGTTGTGTTTCTACAGGAAAAACTTCAAAAAAAGTTAATGTATTGTTAGTTCCACCATTAGGATTTAAAATTTCAATATTCATTGTACAGTTCTTAACAACTCTATCATAATATGGAGTTACATATGCTCCAAAATATAATGGGCTTGCGGAATTTGCTCTCGGGGATCTATAAAATACATTGAACCAATTATTAAAAAAAGTCAATAAATGTTGATCATTAGTTATTGGAAAAATTAATTGAACACCAAATCCTCCGCTTAAGATATCTTGACTGCGGGGAACAAATCTTCCTTGACCAAATCCCGATAAATTATCTTGAACCGTATTTATTGCTCTTGGACCCAATGCCATGTATTCGGCCTGCACATAACCACCGCTATCGTCCCCTAAAACTACGCCAGATGGCAAACCGCTAAAGGACACTTTAAATCTATTGGCTAATTGTAATCCATTATGGTCAGTAAAATATTGTTTTATTGATGTTATTGGATTAGTTGGTGTTGGCATTTGAGAATATTTCTTTTTCTGTTAGTAACTTAAATTGCATATTGTTCTTTTGGCAAAACGTTTTGGCTGCATTCCATTTTGCATTATTGATAACCCAGATAATTTTTTCTTTTTTAGATGCATTTTCTTTTAAAAAAGTTTGTTTAGCTGGCTTTACTTCTATTAACCAAGTTTGTAAATTATTTCCATTATTGAATTGAACTAAAAAGTCTGGAAAATAATTATGCATTTTCTTGTCAAGAGGATTTAGATATGGAATAACTATTTCCTCGGATGACCATTTTGTTATATTAATATTTTCATCTAAAAATTTACACACTCTTCTTTCCCATAAGGAACGACATACAATATTGGTAGCATCTCCAATATATTTTTTTATATTTTTGGGTTTAAATATTGTTTTGTATGCCATAAAAATATTTAGTTAATTTAAACTAAATAATAATATAATGGTTTACTTACGTCAATACCCCATAGCAAGTTCAAGTTTAACTAGCGAAGTTCCATATTGGTTAGTTTTTTATGCTGCTGATTATTCATTAAGAGCAGAAAACAGAACTCGTATAGGTATAGCCTCCAGAGCTCATTCTAAATTAGTCTTACCATTTCCAAAAGAACCTGGATATTCTTTACGCCATGAATTTGGAGAAGGAACTAATCCAGTTGGTCCAGTTCTTTCTATGGCCGCATTAAATAATTCTGGTGGAGATTTTGAACTTTTGTGGAATAGAATAATTGATCCGGCAAAATTTCAAAATGAATATATGTATGCCACTACTACATATAGAAGATTTTCTAACGTAACAGAAGCCACAATGGTTTCTGAAGCAAGAAGAGAATACAATTTTGAATATATTTTTGTTCCAAAATCTGCAAACGAAAGCATAGAAGTTAGAGATATTGTTGGAACATTTAGAAAATCATCATATCCTGTAGTGGTTGCAGGTTTGCCAGAAAGATCGTATCCACAATCACTTTGGACGTTAAGAGTAGCAAAAGGCACTCCAATTGGAGGTGGAGATTTAGATTTAAACTTGACTGCTGATTGGCTTGGTGAACCAATGCCATTGGTTTTAACTTCCATGGTAGTTAAATATAGTGATGCATCAGATCCCATTGTAAGGACTTTGGCAAATGGTTATTCTTCTGTAACTCTTTTAGGTTTAACGTTTAGAGAGTTTGAAACTGGAACTTTCAAACCTGGTACAGATCAAGGTGCAATGCTACTATCAAAGTCAGAAATTATAGGTATGTAATAATGCATTATTCTCAAAG